CGTGGGCGCTAAAGAACAGGCAGTCGCTGTCAACGAAGACCAGGGTGTTGGTTGTCGCCTGGCGGGCGCAGGCGTTCCGCATGCGGCTCCGGTTGCGCTGCTCGCCGCCACCGTCGCCGGCGGTGACGATCTCGGCCTCCGGGCAGATGGCCTTCCAGCGGGCCACGGTCCATTGTGCGATCACGTCGCGGACGCCGCCGTCCGGCTGGTAGGGGATCAGGATGCTGTAGGTGGGGGCGGCCATGTGCGGGCTCCATCGGATGGCGCCGGAGTTGCAGCCGGCTCGCCATCGGACTGTGGGCGGATTTACACTGCGGGCTCCATCGGATGGCGCCGGAGTTGCAGCCGGCTCGCCATCGGACTGCGCCGCGATTCAATATACGCGGTTGCGGCGGAGCTTGATCGGCGTGGCCTCGATGATGCGTCCCATCCCGAGGTGATCAATCAGGTGCTGCGCGCTGGCTAGGTCCGGGTGGGGGTGGGACGGGGATTCAACTTCGGCCAGAATCGCGTTGATCACGCGCTCCTCCACCGGGTCTTCGAGGCTCACGCGTCTGCCGATTACGATCATTCGCAGTCCGTCAATGTCTACGAGCACGCTCATTCCGCGGGTATCCTTCGCATGATGCGCCAGATCAGGTCGAACAGTTCCGGGTCTTTCTCGGCCAGCAGGGCCGGGTTGCGGACCATGTACTGTATTCCCATGGAGATTACTTCCGTCGCGCCGTCCTTGTATATCTTCCCGACGTATTCGTCCATAAACTTGTCCGGCTTCGCGATCTCATCATCGGCGTACCGCGTGGATTTTGTCAACTTGTTGAGGCTTTGGGCTTCCTCGCCGGCGGTCCGGCGTGCCAGGAAGGCGCGGGCCTCGCTGTTAATCTCCGGCACGTTCCGTTCGAGGTAGTGTCCCATCTCGTGGGCCACGGTGACCACGCCGTCGCTGGGCGCGTAGTGGACGGTGCTCCGCAGGCCGTTGATGCTCGGACGCATCTGGTGAAAGGCGCGCTCCCCTTCTGGCAGGGTGTGGACCTTCACGTTCCGGCTGAATTCGGGCCGGTCGTCCATCATCTCGGCGAATTGCCGGAGCTTGTCGGCGAACAGGCTCTCTGTCTTCTCGCCGACGTAGCTGATGGAGAAATCGCCGCGCGTGTCAGACTTGAGAAGCTGCTCGATTTCCTGGCTGATGCCGTTGCGGCGCCGTTCGACTTCGTTGCTCAATGCCTCCATGCGGTCGCGGAGTTCCTTACGCAGCGGGTCGTTTTTGGCGAGTCCTTTCCGCTTGGCGAAGTATTCCCGTTCCGCGTCTCGCCGTCTATCCAGCAATTCGCGAAAGTCGGCGGGGTCCAACGTCTCGGCGTTCGCGGCGATCTTCGCGCGGAGTTCCGGGCCGCTGATCACGCCGGGGCGCGTAGACGCGTTGGCGGGCACCGGCTTCGGCACCTCGGGCGCGATCTCCGGCGCCAGCGTCGGCTTCGGTGGCTTGACGACCTTGGATCTCGGGAAGGCGATGGGCTTCTGGCCGGCAAGCACGCGCTCCGCAAAGAGGCGGGCTTCCGCGGTGCTCATCTCGTATTGGATGCCGCTGACCTGGTGAAACCCGAGCCGCTGCAGAAAGTCCTTTTCCGCGTCGGTGTTGCCGCGGACGCGAATCAGCTTGTTTTCCTTGGCGGCCTTCTCGGCGGCGTGCGCGAGGAGGCGTTCGCCGGTGGCGCTGTCCATTCCGCCGGCGGCGCCGAGGTGCTCAACAAAGATCGTCGCCTGGCCGTTATTCAGGCCGAGGACGCCTTGCAGCGTCCCGTCGCCGTCGCGCTCGATGATGGCCAGTGACTTGCTGTTGACGTTCCCCACGTTGGCGGCGCGGCGGGCAAGGATCGCGTTGTTCTCGTCCTGCCAGGCTTCGGTTTCGAGCCGGATCGCGTTGATGTCCTTCTTCTTCAGCAGTTCCGCCACCGGGGGCTTGGTGACCGGCGGCGCTGGCGGGGGCGGCGGTGCAATCGGCGGCACGATCAGTTCCTCGTAAGCTCGCAGTAGCTGGTATCGGTTTTGGGCGATGGTGTCGTAGTGATGAGCGAGTTTCCATTCCAGGCTGCCTGGCTCTGCAGCGTTAAGCCTGGCGCGTGTCTGCTCAAATTTCCGCAGGGCCTCGGCGGCGGTCTCCATGCGGCTTTCAACGATGACGATGTTCCTGGGGTCAAAGACTATCGTTTGGAATCCGTTTTCTATAGCGTCGTAACCGTGTTTTTTTACCCACCACGCGATGCGCTCGACTGGGTCGAGGCTGCTGAAAACGCCTTCCTTTTTTGCCTCGCGTTGGATTTTCCCGTATTGCTGAGCCCAGGAGATACCAGCGTCTTTTTCGGTCCATGCCTTCTTCACGTTGATGCGGATGCGGAGGACGGCTCCGTAGCGTTCGGCGTTCTCTTGGTTGGGGGTAATGTATACGCCGCGTCCCATCATGTTGCCGCTGCCGACTCCAGCTTTGGGGTCGATCTCGATAAGGCGGAATCCGTCTCCCTTTAATTCGGTGAGGCGCTGGTAAAGGGCGGCGGGGTCGGTAATGTGGCCGCTTTCGGTCAGTCCGGTTCCGTGGTAATAGTCTCCGCGCAGTGCGCTGCCTTGAGACCATGCGTCAGCTTCAGCTTCGGTCATGGTGGGCTTCCACGCGTTGGTGGTGATTTCTGGCGCCGTCGGCGGGGGCGTTACTGGGACAACGAATGGCGGGACAATCGGCGGCGGCGCGTCGGGTTTTGTGTAGACGAAACGCGACGGGCCTGCCGGCAGCGTCCGGCGTCCGGGGTTCGGCATCTCGCCTTTGCCCAGGGCGGCCAGGCGCTCCTCGCGGGTGATCACGCCGATGGTCTCCATGTGCTTGAGGCTGACGATGTTGGCGGTCGGTCCCCAGGGGCTGCTGTGGCGGTCGACCATCTCCTGCGGGGTGATCTTCCCCTGCCGGTATAGTTCGCCTTTGGCTTTCCCGAGGATGCCGTCCTGCGTCGCGCGGTCCTGCTGGGCGAGCCAGTCGGCGCCGTTCTCCTGCAGCCGGGGGGCGTCGCCGATGGCGAGGTGTGGGACGGCGATGCAGCGGCAGGACACGTGGCTTCCCATCGCTTCGTCTATCGGGTGGAGCGTGCCGTCCAGGGCCACGCAGGCGGCGCAGCAGCGGGCGGTCAGGACGGCGGTCCACACCCAGCCGTCGACAATGTCGGCGTTGGCGGCGTAGCTGGTGATGGCGGCCTCGCGGAAGGCGCGGACGGTTTCCTGCCGGGCGATTAGCGTGCTCCGGCGCAGGGTGAATTCATCCACGTCGGCGGTGAGGGCGCGGGCGATCTTATAGGGCGTATGTCCCTGCGCCATGCCGGTGGCGAGCGTCTGCCGCATGGCCTGGTATCGCTCGGGCGCCAGGGCCTGGAAATGCTTTTGCAGGGCTTTCCCGTCTTCGCTGAAACCCACCAGGTGCTCCAGGGCGTTGACGGGCAGGCTGTTCCACGCGACCTGGGCGGCGCGGGCGACCTGGGGGCCGAGGTCCAGTCCAAGCTGGCCGCCGGCGCGCTGGCCGCCTTCGGTGATGTGCGCGGCCTTGCGGCAAATGGCTTCCTCGTCTTCGACCTGCCGGAGCAGGGCCGCGGCGCGGTCGACTTGCCAGGTCAGGGCTTCGTGGGTTTCGATCTGGACGCGCGGCAGGCGCTCCTTCAAGTCGGCGATCTTCGCGATTAGCTGCTGCCGGAGGGGTGCGTAGACGCGCAGCATCTGGCGCGCGATCTCCTCCTCGCGGGCAATCAGGGCGGCGCGGCTGGTGTCGGCAATGGCGCGTGGGTTCATCGGGCTGGTAGGCGGCATGGTTCATCCTCGGGCGGTGCCTAGTCTGCCGGCATCTCTTCCTCGCCGCCGAGGTCACTGCCGTCATCGCCGGCGTCGGGGTCGGACGGGGTGGGCAGTCCGGGGAGGTCTCCACCTCCACCGAGTTGCCACACCCATTTGCCGAGCCCGTCTTCGATCAGGGCGTCGGTGACGTTGCTGAACATGCCGGTCTGCTCGACCAGTTCGCGGAGTTCCTTCTGCGCGGTGCCTTGGTCGACCAAGCCTTCTTTGAAGGTCTGGACGATGGCGTTGACCTTGAACCGCACGATTTTGCTCATGTCCTCGATCTTCGGGCTGCGGACGGGGTTGAAGATAAAGTCGAGGTCGTCGGGTATCTCTCCCCAGGCGCTGACGGCGATGAGGGGAAGGAGCCTGTCGAGCTTCGGGCGCAGGCTGTCTTCCTGGACCTGCTCGATGCGGTTGTAATAGTTCTCCAGGTCGCCTTCGCCGGTGCTGCTCAAACCGGCGGGGCTGCGTCCGAATAGTTTCGTGACGGGGATGCCGGTGGCGCCGGCCACGTCCATCTGGACCGAGTTGTACACGTCGGAAAGGCCGGAGAAGGTAAACTGGTGGGTATTGAAGGCTTCGCCTTTGTTGATAAGCTGCATGCCCAGGTTGCTCTGAAAGACGCTCTGCTGCTGGATCATATTCCAGAAACGGGACTGGGCCTGGTTATTGCCGGCGCCGAAAAGTTGATCCAGGTCGTCGATTTCCCGGACGGTGGTCAGGGCCTTGAACGTCAGGGATGCGATGTTGGCGGCGATGTTGTCGCGGCGCACGATCTCGTCATAGGCGGCTTCGATCTCGCTGGCTCCCCATCCCATCTCGGCGATGCTCTCCCAATAGGGGAGCTTGGCGCCTTCAAAGCGCACCACGCGGCTGTGGTGGACGCGGGCGACGGTGTGGTCGTTGGCGTCCGTGACCATGTAAAAGTCCGGCATGCCGTAGTCGGGATCGCTGATATCGTCGACAAACGTGCCGGTGGGGTAAAGCCCGCTCCAGCGGTCAATCACGTACAATCCGCGGAAGGCGTCCGGCAGGACGGTGGCCAGGTCGAGGGGCTGGTCCAGTATGCCTTCATGGCCTTTGATTAGCATCAAGCCGCCGGCGCCGCCGTACAATCTACCCCAGCGCAGTCCCAGGTTGAGTTGGCTCCGCAGGCGTATGTTCCGAATGTGCTTTTCGAGCTGGTCCAGTTGCTCCGGCGGTGCCTGGGTGTTGATCTTAATCCAGTTCTTCAGCATGTCGCCGGGGATGGTGTCGATGATGTTCTTCACGATCCAATTGCCGCGGTACAGGCTGTTGAGAAGCTGGTAGTTCTGCGTCAGCCTGGTCAGCGGGTATTCGGTCGCTTGCAGCAGGTTGGCGGTCCCGTAGCCGGTCCGGGCTGCCGGGTTGCTAAAGGCGTCGGTGGTCCGGCTCGGGGCGCCGTGCTCAACCGCGGCATCATAGGCGGCGCCGTGGCCGGGCCGGGTGAGCGTCATCGGGTTGGCGTCCTGTACCGTTGCGGGCGCCGCGGGCACGGTAGACGCGATGGGCGCCGCCGGCGCGGTGTGGGCATTCTGTTGTCGGCGCTGTCGGCGGGTGCTCATGCGGCTTCTCCTGTGCGCCATTTGGCGACGTTTGTGTTTACGTCATAGCGGGCGCCGTCACAGTTGTGCACGAGGAAACCGTTGGCGATGTACTCGTGGCAATCGTCGACGGTTAGGTTATAGACGGGCTGCTTGGTGGGGTTACGCTGGATGCAGATTACGCTGGCGGCGGTGTGCTCCGCTGCATTCTCGGGAGCAAAACCGGACCTTGCGGTAGCGGTTGACGGTGTCTGTTGCCATGCCTCGATTATATCATTGTATCGCACGGCGTGCAACGGGAGGAATCCTTTCCCGCGTATCCAGACCGGGTGGTTTCCTGTGCCGGTAAGCGTCCTGCCGTCGGAAAGGCGCACGGTGAGGGTGTCGGCGCTGGCGTCCGTCATGCCGGAGTGATTGACGGCCTTCCATCCTTGGCGCGTCAGTACCTGGTCGCTGGTGGTCACCTGTTCAATCGGCACGGCGCCGCGGGCGGTAGTGATGAGCGTGCCGGCGGCGAGGCAGAGGTGATCGCTCTGCTTGATCGGCTCCTCTTTTCCCTCGCGGGCGAGCTTGTCGTTCCAGGCGTAGGCGTTCAGCTCTTTTATGAGGTTCGGGCAGGCGTCTTCGTTGATGCGGATCACGCGCTTTTTCAGCAGGGTGCTCACGCGGCGGATGCCGTCCATTACGACGTTGTCGGCGTCGCGCAGGGTGATGTTCATCCTGCCGTCGGCGATGCGCTGGCGCAGGGTGGTTAGAAAGCTGGCGGCGCTGGGGTCGACGGTGACCAGCGGCGGGAAGTCCGGGTAGCGGTCCACGAAGTCGCCGAGGTCGTCGGCGTATTCGCTGTCTTCCTTCTCGCGGTGCTCCTCTTTGCTGTCCCAGTAATATTCGCGGTCCCAGTATAGGTTCGTGCCGTCATCGAAGACTTCCAGAAAGGCGCAGGGGTTGGTGGTTCCGTAGTCGATGGCGATCCGGCGTTGCGCGAGGTATTCCAAGCCGGCGGGCCGGGTGGCGGTCGTGTAAAAGTTCTCCGGCGCCAGGAAGTTGGCGTATATGACGCCTTCGGCCACGCAGCGTTCGCCGAGAATGTAGCGGCGGTAAAAGACTCCGGCGTATTGGCTGCGGAGTTCGGCCTTCCTCTCCTCGCTGATGGCGAGGTTGTCCTCCAGGTAAAACTTCCAGAGGTGAAACCCGGCCATTTCCTTTTTCTCGTAGGGGTCGAGGAATTCGGTGTAAATGTAATGCTTGGGGTTGTCGGGGTTCAGCGTCCAGAAATGGCGCCGGTCCCGGCTGACAATCGTCCGGCGCAGGGCCTCCTCCACAAAGCTCCGCGGGTGGAGGTTGACTTCGTCGGCATACCAGCCGCCGGGGGTGAAACCGCGCAGGGCCTTGAAGCTGGCTTCGTCGTGGGCGCCGAAACAGTAGCAGTTCTTCCGCTGGCCGCCGGGCGCGCTGATCTGCAGGACGCGGTTCCCTTGCCGGTCGACGCGGTAATTGGCGAGGCTGCCGCAAATCGCCAACAGGCCGTAGTCGCCACCGATTACGTTGCGGTATAGGCTGCCGACCGTGTTGCCGCTCATCACAAAAGTGTTTTCGGGGCTGGCGCAGACGTAGGCGAGCCAGGCGAGGCTGCTCGCCACCGTCTTCCCGCTCCGCACGCTGCCTTCCCAGCAGTTAAGGTAGCCGGTCTCCCGGAGGCTGCGGATGGCCTTGGCGGTCAACGGGTAGACGCGCGGGCGTCCGGTGGTGTCGGCGGTGGTAGTGATGGCGCCTTCGGTCATGGTGTGCCGCCTTCCTCGATGGCCGGCGGCTGCTGCTCGATGATAATCTCGTCGGCGGCTGGGCCCAGGGCGGGCAGCGCTTCCTCGGCGCGTATCACGGCGAGGAAGTCAACGATCAAGCCCACGTCGGTGCTCCGGGCTTCCGGCTCCGGGTGTTCTTTCCAGCGGTCAGCCTGGCGGTTACGCAGCCAGAAGTTTTGGGCGTTCACGTCGGGTGGCACCTGTTTCCGCGTCTTCTCCACGCGGCGCCGGCCTCCGTCGTCAATCACCTTGAGTTCGTCATACTCGTAGCCGATGGCGCGCTGAAACAGGGAGGCTTCGACCTGGGCGTCGGCTTCGCGCGCGCAGGCGCGCAATGCTTCCGCGAATTCTTCATGCTGCTGCTGCCACTTATACAAGGTCGATTCGGCGATGTTGAGAATTTCCCGGAGTTCTCTCCGGCTTTTGCCCATCCTCATGACGGCGCTGGCGACCTTGCAGTGTATCCGTGCGTTATACTCGGGCGGTGCTCCTCGCTTCGCCATAGTTCACCTGGCCTTGCTGCGGGCGTGGCCTGTCGTAGTAGTATCCGGCCACGTGCTGCCGCGGTCGGACTGTGGGGCGGGTTATCGGGGTGAAAAGACAGGAGAATCCTGCCACCGGGGGCTGATTTATTTTAGAAATAGTTGCGTCAGGGGGTCGAAATGGGTTGTTACCCCCTTGCTAATAGTTGCGTCTCATGTTACTATTAGCTCCTAGAAAAGGGAGGTACGAACCATGACCACGAACCGAAACGAAACCGCTGCCGAGGCGCTTGTCCAGTCGTTGATTGAAACCCGCGCGCTGATGGCGCGGCTGCAGGCTGAAGTGAGCCGGTACGAATCGCTGCCGGCTGCCGAAGTCGCGAAGGACTGGGGTTACGTCGGCGACGTGCAAAAGCTCAATTATGACCTGCGCTGCGCTCTGCGCGACGAGGACTAGTCTTCTTCCCTGAAGTGTTCGGCGGGCCGGCGCTCTCCGGCCAGAAAGGTTCTCCGATGCTGTACAAATCCCTTGATCCGTCCCTGTTCGCGCTGATCCAGGAATCGTCCGGGCTGGACGGCGTGGCCTGCGCTGATGCGCTAGAGGTAATCTGCGGCGATCTCGATACCGACGCCGAGGCGCTGACCTGGATTTACCAGACCGGCACGCTGGTGGTGGGGCGCATGTGCCGCGAGTCTTACGAAGACGCGCACGATCCGGAATGCGATGCGGCGCCGGCGGTCTGCCTGTATGAGACGAACGACGGCCAGCTCATCGCGGTGTGCGGCGTGCGGGCCTTCCTCGAGTTGCAGTGTTCGGCGGTTGACTTCGCTCTCGATGCGGCGGCGATCCTGGCCGACGACGTGCAGGACTGGGAGCTTGAACGGTGCGATGCTGATCGCGTGGCCGCTGTGCTGGCGCATCCCACGACGCGGTTCATCGCCACCTTCTCCTTGCCGGCGGGGCTGGCGCTGACCGATTCGCAGCCGGGTTCGTCTGGCCTGGCGTATCTCGGGGACGGCCTGGTGACGCTGGCGAGGATCCGAGTGCGCTCCACGCCGGAGTTGGCGGAGCACGAAGGCTTCATTCTCGCCGATTGGGATGAAGGCGGCGAGGCGCTGTGGTGGGTGGCGACGGCCTCCATCGCGGAAATTCTCGCGTGGGTGGCTGCGGGCCGGTAGTCGGTTCGCTCTCTTCTCCGCTGTGCTATCGGCGTCACGGGCAGGAAGGTTTATTATGGCTGCGGCGAGCGACCGGGGCGATTATACGCTGATCCGGGTTCCCGATGATTATCCCTTCCCGTTCCTGGTCACGCGGTGGGGGCACAAGCTGGCCTTTCGGCATCGCGTGGTGATGGAGTCGGTGCTCGGGCGCTTCCTGGAAGTCGGCGAGGTGGTTCATCACATCGACATGGATCGGTCCAACGATTCGCCGGCAAACCTTCGGCTCTATTCGTCCCAGGCCGAGCACATGCGCGATGCTCACTCGGCGGCGGGGCGTGCGGAGTCTTCGCTGTCACTCCCGTTTCCAGAGTCATCTTGAACGTCAAACAGGGCGCGGTCGTATCCTTCAATGGGCGAGGTCGTGGCGTAATCAAAAAGCCACGGCCTTTCGCGTGCCAGGCGGGGCAATCCGCCGAGTTCCTTGATGGCCGCGCGGATGATGTCCAGGGGCTGGTCGTATTTTACGGCGAGCAATACCTCGCCGGCGCGCAGGTCTACAATCAGGCGGCGCCATATCTCGGGTTGGGTGTGGCGGAGAATGAGGTAGCTGTTGCCGGTGTAGCGCGTGCCGCCGGCGCAAAAGATGCAGCCGATGGTCTGTGCTCCGGCGGCCTTGGCCGGGTGGCGGGTCAGTTCGTGCCGCGTCAGGTATCGTCGGATCATCGCGTCGGTCCATCCGATGAGGGGGCTGGCGACCACGATCTTATCGGTTGCCACGTATTTAATGGCGCCGTCGCGCAAAGCGCGAAACCCGCGCATCTGGTCGTCCTGTCCTCCGCGGAGTCCGGTGAATTGCATCTCGAACCCGTGGGCGCGCATGGCGCGGCGGGCAGGCTCGATCTTCATCTTTCGGCAGCAGCCGGTAGCGTCAAGGCGGAAACCCATGGCGCGCTGTTTGTGCTGCTGCATCCATTTGCGCGCGGGCATCTTCCCCAGGAACGGCCAGCCGTAGCGGGTCCATTGCTGTA